CAACCTTTGTGGCTCTTCGGAGCACCATCGTGGGACCTGGTCGACGTGACTTCATGTCTGTTCAAAAGGCCTGGGACCATATTAATAACTTCTGCCTTATCGGTGGAGACGATGGTTGCAAAGGAAACCTCCCTGGGGACCGAATGTCTTGGGCCTCCAAAGCGCTTGGACTAGTTGTCAAGAACAACGAAATTCAACGCGGGGAGTTTGGTGTCAACTTTCTTGCTCGCTACTATTCACCAAGTGTTTGGGGTGGCGCACCGGCTTCGGTCTGTGATATCCCTCGAGCCTTGGGCAAATTCCACCTTTCCACTAACACTCAGGCCAGTGACGAAGAAATCGCTGTAGACAAAGCCCTGTCCTTCTACCACACGGACTCTCAGACCCCACTGTTGGGATCCTGGTGCCGCAAGGTCCTGGACTTACACTTTGGAACTCGCACGATTGAACAACGCGCGCTGACCCTTACTGTTGAGAAACATCTAGCCGCTCGCACCCCCCACTTGTCCTGGTGGGCTCGCTTCGATCTTGAAGACCAGTGGCCGCAAGATGAATTGTGCCTATCCTCTTGGATGTGGGACTATTTCTATTCCTGCTTCCCCACTCCTCCTACTAACATGATTGAGATCATTCGTGACTCGTCATCCGTGTATGAGCTGCTGGCCTCAACACCTCTCCTTGACCAACCTAAGGAGATTGCCACTCCGGACGACTACCAGTTTGTTGTCCGTCGAGACGGCGTGGAATTGGTGTACGGAACTAAAATTGTCGAACTGCCTGGTGAGGGCAGGGAAATCATCGATCCGATGAATCCCGAGGTTCACCCGAAGAAACCTGAGCGCACTGTTACTGTAACAGACGATCTCAAGGTTTCTCGCAACCCCCCCAACCGCTCACGCGGCCGGGGACGTGGTCGCGGCCGTCGAGGCCGTGGCCGGGGCCGCAAGGCCTAAGCTTGTCCGCTAAGGACCGCCGAAGTGAGGGCTTCGGCGGGTCAGATTTTTAAATTCTAGTTAGTTATATGGATAGCGTACTAGTCTTCCTTACTCCTCTCATTGCACAACACGGAGAACGTATTGTAGCTCAAGCCATCGCCTTTCTTGCCAAACGTGGAGAAGAAATCACCAAACGTGCCGTTCGAAACTTCATTTCTCGAAACAAGAAGAATATGTCCAATCGCAATCGCCCACGCAATCGCCGCGTGAACGGAAAGAATCCGATTTACAAGGCTCCCGTCGCTCTGTCGATTCCTACAGCTGGCCGTAGCCAAGCTGTGGTCTCCCGGGGCGGTACCAAGATTGTAAAGGGTTCTGCTTCATGGGCAACTGTTAATACTAAAACTCAGTCTCACGAGTCTTCTTACCAGAAGTTTTCTCTCTACGGCAACCCGTCTCATTGGCTCTCTCATATTGCCAAACTCTACTCCTCCTATCGCGTGAAGAAACTCTCGTTCCACTATATTCCTGAGGCTACCACCTCCTCTTCAGGAAAGGTTTTCATGATGCCCATTTATGAAAACATTAGGAAAACTGATCGCGTAGGGGCTGGTGAGTTTCTCGACTCTCCCTACCATGTTTCCGGCTCGGTCTGGGCCCCTCTCTCTGTCTCTGTCAATCCTGCTCTCTTCCGGAAGCAGGGTGGATCTTATCTTGTCACCCCGCCCGTTGGCCAAGTCGATTGGGATGAACTCTCTCCATTCACCATGGCTTGGTACGTCGAGGGATCTGTTGCCAACCGCAAACTGGGTGAAATTGAGATCCGCTATGAGCTGGAGCTTAAAGGATATGAACCCCGCATCATCAATACCTGCGGACAGGCCCGGGTCGACTCAGCTGACCCGGCCGCGCTCGGCCTCTCCTCCGCCTCTGAGATCTCC